GTGAATTTATGATTGTGACTAGTGATTGTGAAATTGTAACATTTGATACAGATAACACAACATAAATGAAAAAGTCAGCGAGTCAACACATTTTATTATGTGCAAACCCACACAAAAAGATCAAAGGGGGCCATCGGGGGGATTGGGCCGCCGCTCCCCTCGAGAATAGGCTTCAGAAATTTATGCCAAAAAGTCACGGTTGAATTGCTCTAATCCTACGTCAGTTAACGCATGTTTAGCCATATTATCAAACACTTTAGGTGGTATTGTGCATATATCAGCACCTAATTCAAAAGCTTTACCAACAGACTGAACATCTCTAACAGAAGCAGCCAGTATAATAGTATTAATGAACTGTTTCTTGTAAACCTTACTAATATCTGCTATTAAACTAAGACCAGTAAGACTATTATCATCCATTCTACCAATAAAGGGTGATATATAGGTTGCACCTGCTAATCCACAGAGAATAGCTTGGGATACGCTAAATACGAGGGTCATATTAACCCTTAAACCGATATTCGAGAGATATTTACAAGCTTTTAAACCTTCTATCGTACAAGGAAGCTTAATTGTAGCTACGTTACCGTAGTTCTTGTTAACAGCTACTCCATTAGCTATTAATTCCTTAGAAGTATCTCCATTAACTTCAATACTAAGATCTTCTACTCCTAATTCAATTATATCAGAGTAAACTTGCCAAGGATCTCTACCACTCTTTTTAATAAGAGTAGGATTAGTAGTAATACCGTGTATAAGACCAGTATCAAGTCTTTCTTCTATATCAGATACAATAGCTGTATCAAGGAATAACTTCATCTGAACCTCTTGGGTGTTGGGTGTAGGTGTTATAAGATATCCATTCATCGGATATAAGTATAAGGGGAATGGTTGTCTACGAAGTAGGCAAGAATTCCCCTTTGAGGGGGCGAGTCCACCCTTCTCTCCCCCTGTATACGTAACACCTCAGCTTAAACCCAGGTAGGGACTGAGCTTTGGCCTGTGTCTATTCTGTTAGCTGCGTCTCTTTGGTCTTTATTCATTCCTAAGACTAAGTGGTCTGCAGAGGCTGTAGGGTTGTCTAAATAATCTTGTAGCATAGATTGCCATTCTTCAGCTTTTCGTGCCTTCACGGCCTCGTGAGCACTGATAGAGAGGGCATCTGTAAAGTACTTAACCCCTTGAGCAAGACAATCAAGTCTATCATCATGTTTAACTGCACCTTTCTCTCTACACATCCTAGACATCTGGTAGAAGAGCATATACATGAGTCTCTTCTCAGGAGCTTCATCTTTATTAGAATGATAATCCCATTCTATTACTTTTTTGTCTACTACTAACCTGTGTTGGTTAAGTACAGGTTCAAGTGAGTCTATTATTCTGTCTTCTTTACGGACATTAGCTCTGACTTCTTCTATGTCTATGTGTAGACCAGTTTGTTGTAGGTGTTTCTTAAAGAGTTCAGCGACTATACCATCTCCGAAGTTTGTCTCTATAACGAGTTTAGTAACTCCATACTTTCTACATCCTCTAAGTATGTTGAGCAAGGTATCGTCTGAGTACCCGTCTCTGTACGCACGCATTTCATGCAGGTAAAGGAATCCATTCTTTTGGGAAAGGAAAGCTGCTGATGTCTCATCTGTTCCTCTACCCGACGGATCAACGGAGCATATAGTTTCGCTGTATTCGGTCCACTCTCCTTGAAGCTGCATTGGAGAATAAAAATAATCTCCTGGTAAGCCGACAGTGGGTAGTTCTTTAATGACGTTTTGGGGATCTGAACACCAGACAATTCTATCGGGAGCAGTATCTTTATTAATACTGGTAACGATAAGATCAGCCATCTTAAGTGGAAATTTCTCTGCATCAGATAAGCTTGTGTCTAGTTGGAATTGAAGCATATAGTTACTACGCCCCATAGCTGCTTCACGTTCTAGAAGATCTTCATCACCAAATCTGTCTGGATCTGTTACTGACCATTCATCTACACCAGCTTCCAGATCTTCTTGTATCTTAGGAGCTAGTAATCCTTCGTACTGGGATAGCTTATCTTTTCTTGGGTATCTACTTGGCCAAACGAACGGACGGTAGTTACGCTCTGCCAGCTTACGATAAACAGTAAAAGTAGTCTGAGGAGTCCCGAGATACATAATACGGCTATCAGTTTTGGGTGTAAGGATAGACTCGGCTTCCGTGCAAAGTTGAAGAAGTTTCTCACGCATCAACTCCGTCATGCTGTTTCCTGGGACTTCTATGTCGTCTAGAATCATTAAGTCTGCCCGTGAGCCAGTTAGTTGCCCAGTGATACCAACGCTTTTTACGCTTGGAGCCTGATGAGGCGAGCATTGTACGTCGAAGGAGATACGACTCCACCTTGCCTCGTCGCTTTTTGGTTGAAGGTGATTTAACCATGGTGTTTCAATGATTAGTTTTTGTAAGAAGATTGACATGTTATCTGCACGTTCTTTAGACGCTGAGATAATCATAATCTTTCTTTCTGAGTCTCTAAACAGAGTCCACAGAACAAAGGCTCCTGTAATCCAAGATTTACCGACTCCTCGGAAGGCTTGAATCTGGAGACGCTTTGGTCCGTGTTGTAAATAGTCTGCTATAGAGAATTGTGCTCTAGTTGGAGGAGGTAGATCAAGCTGATCCCATAATGCACTCAGAAACAGCTTGAAATCGTCCTGTAGAGCCTCTAAAGGGTTCTCCATGTGTGTTTTATCATGCACGTGGCATTACGCCCGTTGGAGTGACGATTTTGTGGAACTGATCAAGCTGTAAATGTTTAAAAGCTTCATCAGCCATTCCAAATTTTCCAGGAGCGTCTAATTGGTTACTAAAAGTATTACTACCACCTGCTCCTATTTTAAGGTTAGAGCTAGGTTTAGGTGTAGTTTTTGGAGTAACTTTCATAATAGTATTTTTTTTTAATCCAGTAGTAGTACCTCTATTATCAAAAGTTAAAGCTTTATGAGGCATATTAGGATTAGGTTTCACACCTGGAACTCCTTTAAAAACCCTTTCACCATAAATCTTTCCTTTTTGAGTAGTATCTGGATTAAATTGCCAAACTCCTTTTGGTAAAGCTTTAAGATATTTCATAGCTTCCTTTTTTAAATGAAGGAAATTATGCCTATCATTAGGGTTTATAATATCTATATATCCTATTTTTTCGTCAGGAAGCCAAGTTGCTTCAAAGATACCATTTGGACTACGATAAAACCCTGCACCATTTACAAGGTTTTTTTGTAAAGAGCTTGTTATAATTTGGGTTAAAGACATATCAATAACCCTTTTTAGATAATATATCTAATCGTTTTCCTCTTTCTTCAAGATAAGCTTCTTTAGCTGATCTCATTTCTTTGTATTCTTTTGCATCAGCTTTGTCTTTTGGAGACTCGTAGGTTGCTGTACCTGTAAATTCTTTTGCCATTAGCTGATATGATTTAATATAAGTTGCTCTCTGGAATCGTTACGTCCAAATGTTTGACGCATCCATCGGAGCCAATGACTGCTACCTTTGCCCTGATTACACGCTCGACAGGCTGGAACCAAATTACTTGCAAGGCTTTCGCCACCGTTTGTTTTAGCTTTGACATGATCGAGTGTAAGTTCTGTAAGTTCATAGTTGTTTCCGCAATATACACATTGACAATTAAATTTCTCCTTAATGGCTTTTCGCCACAAACGCTTTGCGTCAGGACTTGTCATGGTTATTAGGTTGTATAAGTAGTGTTGTGGGCTAGGTAGTAGTGGGGTCATTTACGAATTTTAAGTCTGCTTTTACGGTTAATAGATGGAGACTGTGTTCTGCCTTCAGTAGTACTTCCTTTATAATGAGCAGCATCTTTGCCGTCATGGTTTCCGTAAGTACCAAGCTTTCTATTTAGTTTGTTAGCATTGTTTTTAATTCGTTTACCTTTAGGTGTTTTTTGATATTCACTTTGTTGTTTAAGCCTTTTTTTACGAGCTTCAGGATTCTTCCTGTAATACTCAGCTGTGCTTCCTGCCATACATTCTGCTCTGTACTAATTCGGGATCGACTTTAGGCATGATAGAGGCAAGCTTAGAAAGGTGATTACCTTCTATAGCTATGCCACTGATATCATTTGTTTTCAGCCATTCACAGGCTGCTTTGAGATCTTGAGTAGAAGCTTCGCCACTTTTGACTCGCTTTAGAAACTCAGAGGTAACAAGGTTATGTAGTTCGTTAAATTGGTCTTCAGTGGCTTTCTTCTTCATGCTGTTTTACTTATTTGTAGTTTTGAATTTTTAGACTGTTTATTTTTGGCTTGGATTCTATCTACTCCATATCTGTGAGCACCGTAGTCATTATCTAATGAATCGGCTTTTCTATGTGCTCCTTTTGAAGTTCCATATGTACCCATAACCATGCCAGTCTTTCTATCAATTACTTGATACGGCATCTTTCATTCCTGGAAATAGATTACGTTTGACAATTTCTACTGCTTTATCATCAATAGTATTATCAGTGGATTTTGCATATGCCTCTAGCAGTTGAACAATTAAGTTCTTTACTGCATTAGTAGAGAGGAATGTCATTAGGATGGGTTTAATGATGATCATTGCTTGATTGGGATTTGTAGAGTTGGTGATTTTGTGTAGCTCTCAATTAATTGTTTACGTTCATGTAGTTGTTCTATCAACTTGCCAGATGGTGAGTTTCTAAATTGATTTACCTTCTGTACAGCTACTCCTCCAACTACGACGAGGATTAATAAGATTCCTAATTTAATTTTCATCAGCCTTTACAAATTTACCGTTTTCGTCTCTTTTCTTAGTAGACTTTTTCTTTTTTGCTTTTGCTTGCTCTTCAGCTTGCTTTGCTATTGCGTCACTTAATGTACTCATTTTTTATCAGTAGGTTTTTGATTTGCCAATACGGCTATAGGTACTACATCACTACACAAAGATTCAAACCTTGATTTAGGTCGAAGTGTAAAACCTCTTTGCATAAAACGTGTGCAGTTATCGATACGAACTAATTCGTAATCAAGCCTTTCTTTTTCTAGTTGCTTTTCAGCAATTGCCTTACATATTTCTACGGAACGACCATCTAAAGGAACCATGAAAGATAGTTGTACTCCCCAGTTCTGTGTCATGCTGTATGACTCTGGATCGTACGGTCTACCTTCTGTTCCTAAATAATAGGGAGATAGGCTCATAACTGATCCGTTACAAACCACTCCACCTCCATATTGTTGCCGTGAAACTCCAGAATTATTCTGGAATTGCACAGCTTGATTCGTTACATTTCCCGTTGCAGCAGCTGAAGTCTGAGGGTTTAAAACCGTGTTCCCTTCTTCAGCTCTGACTGGTACTCCTACTGAGAGAAGACCGATAAGGAAGTAGTAGTAGAGGTTGTATCTATTGTTCTGTTGATGTCTGTTACTTCGATTATCCCTGCTGCTCTCGTTACTATTTCTAGCTGAAAGTTTTCTCCAGGGGTTGTTATATCGAAGTTTGTTCCAGTAGCGTTTATATGTCCTGAAGGCGTGATGTTGTGTCCAGTCCAACTGGAATAATCTCCTCCATATACGTTTGTTTGGATTGTCTCTACAATTTGTTGAGTTGAGTTCGTTGTGGAATTCATCGAACCTTGGGTGAAGGCGGGTGTTACAGTATTTGCTCTAACTGCAGTTGGAACTAGCAATAATAGAGCTAGTAAATACTTCTTCATTCGTCTTCTTTCTTTTTAACCATGGGACAATTAACGGGAGGTTGCTTGCCATTACCATTGTTTTTATTACCAGTAGTCAAGCCAAATGTTGCAAGTGCTCCCGTAAAGACACTGGCAACGAACGTGATATCTGAGTTACCTGATTTCTTAACCATAGGTACTTCTACATAATTAAGAGTGATTATAAAACCAGACCAAACTACAACACCTAGACGTACGAAAGTTCCTAAGATTTGAATTTGTTCTTCTTTATCGTCAATACCTTCTTTTAATTTATGAAGAAGGTTCTTCGGTTTCTCCTTTGTTTCCATTCAATTTCTTTTGTATTCGTTTAGCAATCTGCATAATAATAGGTTTCATTACTTTAACAGTTTGCTTAAATAACGAAGTTACAGTAAGGGTGGCTATAACGCTCACTGACGCTGTAGTTCCTGCAGTCACGAGTATTTCTTCTTTGGGAACTGGAAACGTCAGGTCAGTGAATGGTATATCTATACGTTTAACTTCAGCAGCTTCTTGCTTTGGTTTGGGTGGTTTTCCTTCTTGTTTTCTTTGAAGCTCTTCTTCCATCAACTCTTCCATCTCTACTGTAGGAACTCCTACAGGAGGTGCTAATACAGCTGGTGCTACCACAATGGTAGGGAAGGTAGGTAACTCTGCTGTTGGTTGTTCTAAGGCAGGTGTAGGTATATCTATAGCACCTGGAATTGTTAATGCATCAGGTAGGGTTATGGAAGGAAATAGTGGTTCATCTCCCATATTTAATTACTCCACTACATGCCAGCCAGGGGTATCAGTAGGTAAAGGTGGGTTTCCTGCGGGTGTGTATTTATAAGTTTTACCGTCTGATGGGTGGTTATTTTTCCAACCGCCATCATATATATATTTATGACTCTGCCATTCATCAGGACTAGCTATATCTTTAATAAGAGTACAAGTTGAAGAATTTAAATCAGTTATAAAAAACTTTGGTGGAGAGTCTCCAGAAACAATTATTTTATCAGTACCAATATCTACTGTTACAGAATCTTCCCATAACCAAAGTGATTCTTTATTTGAATTTCGTATTAATGTTTGCATTGAGTTATTTTAATAATAAAGTGCTAGAAGTAAGAGCTAATCCAGCTGTAACGTTACTATAATAAGTATCTGTCAACGATGGTGTCCCATCACCACCGACATAATATTTACTACCTGGTGTTAATCCAGATAAACCGTCTACGACGGTACCAGTAACCTGAATAGTTGCCGTTTGTCCGTTACTGTAACTACCATCTGAAAATCCTGCATAATTATCAGGTGTAATACTTGATGAGGCACCTTGCCTTGAAAAAGCTTTATAAGGACTACTACCATCATTAGCTACTGGGAAAACGCCAAACCATCTAGCAGAATCAGTTGAGGTGCAAAAGGCATATCGCCAACCTGAATGTGTGGTATTCGATAGTGAGTAAGTACTACCTCTAGTTAAAGTTGTTCCACTGATACTTATGTCTTTAGCTTTGATTGCACCACTTCGATCCCATACGGCAGTAATAGTATTAGAAGTAGGATTATATACTAACCACGTAGTCCATGTATTGGCAGTAGATTCATTGCTATCACTTGAATCAGTTAGTTCTATTTGTGTACCAAAACTAAACGAGCCATTAGCTGTTGAAGCTCTAAGGTAGTTTCTATAAGATGTATTAGTACAACCAAATATATACTTCTGGGTATTTGAGTCGTAGCAGACATCATTAGCCATGTGAGAGAAGCTGAATACAGTACCTTCCGAGCCGCTTGTAGATATACCACTACCACTAATTACCATTAATTGACCGACCATATTATTACCTACTTTATAAGTAGTACACCATTCAGATCTATCATTGTTCCACACAGCACGACAATAGCCGCCTCTATTACTTGATGTACTACCTCCATTTACCCAAGTTGGTTGCTGATTTACACCTGATGTGTTATTGCTTAGGGTACCCCACCTATGTTGACTGTATGCTATGTAACTAAACAGGTATTTATTGTTTGTGCCATATACTATAGCAGCGACATCATAGGCATTATAATTACCAATAGGAGATATGTAACTACTTCCAAAACTTATAGTTAAACCTGATACATTCCATTGGAAGACGATGGAATTATATGGATAGGTATAATAGTATGTATGAAAAAGACCCATACTGTCATCATCATTCCATGCAAGCCTTCCGAATCTACCCGTTGACGGTACTGCAGTTGGTGTTCCAAATGTAATAGTTCCATCAGAAGCTACCTGTGCTATAACACCAAAAGGAGAGCTATTAAGGAAGTTATAATACAGTATTGCAAATTTATCGTTACCAATATAGGTAATTTCTGGATACCCCATAGCACCAGTTGCATTAACTAGGTTACCTAAACTAGGGTTACCAATTGCAGCCTGAGAAACTGTACCGTTGCTATTAACATGTACACCTTTAGCATTCGATATACTGCCAGAAGCTGTAGCTGTAAATGAACCACCCGTTGAAGGTAGGTTAGTTAAGTTTGCACCACTAATTGAAGGTAGCGTGGATGGAAATCGTGCGTTAGGTATAGTTCCAGCGTTTAAGTTTCCAGCATCTTGGTAATAAGCACCATGCTGTCCGTCTAGTGTATCTGCATTGATATTTAAAGCGTCAATATCCGATTTAGTTTGATCAGCAGTTGCAGCAGTTTCTATTCCATTTAGTTTTGTGTGATCTGCATCTGTAAAGACGTTGGAATCTGTTGCAGCTTCTACTGCTGCTCTTATTTCTGCATCAGTTTGATCTGCTGTAGCAGAAGCTTCTATTGAATTTAACTTAGTGTGGTCAGCGTCTGTAAATACATTGCTATCACTAGCTGCTTCTACAGCTGCTCTTATTTCTGCATTAGTTTGGTCTGCTGTAGCACCAGTTTCAATACCATCTAGCTTTGAACCATCAGCAGATACGTCTCTTCCGTCAAAAGTTTGACCAGCAACAAAAGTTTGCACTCCTGTAAAAGTATTAGTACCTAATCCTGCTAAGTTTCCTGTTGCTGTTACCCCACCTTGCCAAGCTGATCCGTTATAAACTCTTAATTCATTTGAAGTCGTATCAAAGTAAAGATCTCCTTCATCGTTGTTACTTGTTGGAGCACTACTTGCGATACGGTATCTAGCCGCAAAATCGTTAACTCCACTAATATTTGTCGCTACTGTATTTACATTTGCTATTGCTCCTCCAACAGTATTTACATTACTAATCGCTCCTGCAACAGTATTTATATTTGATGAGTTGGTGTTTACAGAATTAATGTTACTAATGTTTCCTGCAACTGTGGTTACGTTAGAACTAATACCAGCAACTGTAGTTATGTTGGCATGAATTCCAGCAACTGTAGATACGTCTGCATTAATACCAGCAAGAGTATTTATATTTGTATTAGCAGTAGCAACTGTATTTATATTTGCAATATTACCAGCAACTGTAGTTACTTCAGTAGCTTTTGGAACTTGTCTATGGAATGTATAAGTATTTAATGTAGAGGTAGTCTCTACTATCATCCCAAAAGTAGCAGCATACGTTGTGCTATTAGCTAAACCAGTAATGGTGACTGTTGAGTTACCGACAGTGCCGTTAGCAATTGTCGCCACTCCAGATCCATTGGAGGTAAGGTTGCTGCTGAGAGCTTTAATAGATACAAGAGTTCCAGCCCCGTTATTAACGTCAGGGTTAGCGTTAGGAAAAGATGTTTCATTAGCTATTGGTACAAAACCACCTACGTCATCTACTAGGTCAATAATCCTGTCATTGATAGCAGCAGTTGTAGCTATGGTAGTGTCATTATCTGGGAAGGTATCACCATCTTTAATAGTGTCACCTGTGCTTACATTGAAATATCTAGCGTCTGATTCTGTTTCTGTGTAATACCTATTATCTAGTTGACCAGCATTAAGTTCAGTCTCTGTGTAGTATCTGTTATCTAATTGACCTGCGTTTAGTTCTGTCTCTGTGTAGTAACGACCATCCAAAGCACCTGTAGCAAGATCACCTTCTACAATACTTCCATTAATTATGTTAGCCGATGCCACAGAGTTATCTGCCAGCTCACTAGCTCCCACAGCATCTGCAGCTATTTGATCAGAGTCAATTGCTCCATTAGCAATAGATATAGTTACTTGACCATTAGCTGTGGTTTTAGTAATACTCTGACCAGCAAGTACATCACTTGAAAGTGCAGTATCTATCTTAGAATCTATTCTTCCATCAATAGCACCAGTGGTAGCAACTCTTGTATTGTTACTATTCCACGCTTCAGTGCTATCTATTGTCTCATCACCAGTTTGCCAAGATGTATCTGTTTTATTCTTACTCTCTTGAGTTGTATATAAGTTCTGTAAGAAGTTATCGTTTAAGTCTTGAGACTTGATAGCTGATCCTGCATAAAAGGTGGCAGCAGGTGAGTCAGTATCAGTATCACGATAGATTCTAATTGCAGAACTATTGGCAGGTGCAGTATTAAATTGTAATGTCGTAGCCGTGGGTAGAGTGAAGGCTGTTGTAGCGACACCACCGATGCTTGCTTTAACATCAGTGGTCTTTAGATATGGGAATGTAAATGAGTAAGTGGTGGTGGAGCCATTACCCGTGTATGTGTTTTCGGTTACTGCCATTGTATGTTTAAATTATTTCTTAGGTGGGTTTGCGTATTCTAAGAATTCTGTCCATCTGTTCCATTTAAAGTTTTCTTTTTCATATTTTCTAAATTCTTTATAAGCGTCCATATCACCTTGTTCTAAAGCATTTTTAGCTCCAATTCTCATTTTAAAGAGTTGTTTATATTGAGGATAAGATTTTAAAAATTGTTCTACTGCTTCTGTTTTAGCTTTTGTTAGTTCAGCATTTAAGTCTTTAAATAAAGGTAGATCTTCCTTTTTATCGACTACACCATGAGTTCTAATTCTTTCATTCCTGAATCGTTGTATTTGCTCTTTCGCTGATTTAGAAGTCATTAAAGTTTTAACATTTTCTGAAAAATTTGTTTGTGTTCTAATGTATTGAGCAATCCATTGTCTTTCAGGAACAGTTAAAGTTAAAGTACCACCAGATGCAAGATCAATAGTTGAAGCTGGTATTGTTTCTAATACTGTATTAGGAGACCAACCTATATCATAAAGCTCATCAGTCCAACCAGTTGTAACATGGATGCCGTGGCCTGTTAAGGCTTCAACCCATCTCCCTACAGGGTTAGATATATGACCAGCAGCTTCTTCATCTGGTTTAAATATAGACTGATAAGAAGGAACTGTTGATTTTAGTACAGGAATTTTAGAATTTAATATTTTACTTAACTGATTATCTAAGTCTTTAAATCCTCCATCAGTACCATTAGCTATCATTGTAGCTCCTCCAGGTATGGCTACAGAACGAATCTCATTAGCCATCCATCTGGTAACACCAGACGCATCTCCATCAGTAGCTATAGCTATTAAAGGTTCTAAACCTCCAGCACCTATATTATCACCAAGCCATTCATTAGCTAATACAAAAACTGATTGACCTAATAAGTGTTCAACTGTTGTATCATCTAAATGCTTAGAAGCATCTGATAAATTAGCATAAAAACTTAAAATAGCATCAATACCTTCAACACCTTTAAATGGTACACGAACTTTAGTTCCAGGTATTGTTACAGTTTTTGGACGTACATCATAATTTAATAAATCATGCTTACGTTTTTTATGGCTTTTTTTACCTAAACCTCTAGCTTCTAAACCAGTTATTTCTGGATTATCAAATGCTTTATTGAGAATCCAACCACCTCCAGCCATAGCAAATAGTGATCCAGCTAACATTGATGTAAATGTATGTCTAGCTTGATAATCTTCTTTAAGATATTTATAGAAATTTAAAGCATCAGTTCTACCGAATGTATCAATATCGTCAATACCATGTAATCTTAATGCCTCTTTGATTTTTTCAAGATCATCTCCAGCAGTTAAGACTTTAGTATATCTGTTTACATTTGGTAGTTTATCTAAAAATGGTATATAAGAAGTTTTCCTAACTACAGCATTAATAGTAGTTCGGGGAAACATTGCTAAACCAAAAGCAGCTGGTACTTTATTAGTAGCTTTAGTTACAACATCAGCCCATTCATGGTCAAGGTTTAGATTGATTTCACCAGCAAAGTACTTAACAGCATCATCTTTTACAAAACCTTCTGCATCAAAGAAATTAGAATAATGTTTCTTTTCTGCTTCTAATAAGGCATCAATAGGCTGACCACTTGTACCTTTTTTCATTACACTATCAGTAAAAGGCCATCCATACTTATTTCCTATTTCTTCATAAGCTTTAGCTCTAGACCAATAATGAGCCATCATTGTATTAACATAAGAGTCAACACCTGTCATAGCTGTTAAAGGTAATTTCATATTAGGATGGCTGGCTAAATTATGTAAATTCATCACCATATTATATTGAAATTCTTTACCTTTATCTCCTTCTCTTGCCCATTTTTTAGAAGCATTTTTTACAAAGTCTAGCTGCTTATCTTGTTTAATTACATAATCTTTTCTGTATGCTTTTAACATGGCTTTAGGATCATTATGAACCTTTTTCATCATACGCCAAGCATCCTTTAAAGCATGTCTATTAGTTTCAAGAATAGAACCATATAAATAAGCTTGTTTTCTTAGGTTATTTATATCACCAGTTTTTAGTGTATCTAAACCTGCGTGCATAAAAGCTCTTATCGGTCTTAATACTAGAGAAGTTGCACTACCTCTAGCAGCATTTATAGAAGCTTTACCTGATAATACCATATTTAATCTATGGGATTTAACAGCAGCTGCAAAAATGTTTAATTGATTTTTTGTAGCTTTACTACTATATAGTAAACCTCTAGGACGTAAATATTTCCAAGCTAAGTCATAAGCACCCATTATAGTAGTAACGTCACCATCGCTAACAGCAAAAGCATCTACAAATGTTTCAAGAACATCTGGCCCTTCTAACGCAGCTTCTTCAACTACTTTTCTATAAGCTATTGCTTTTTTCGCTTGTTCGGCTTCTACGGATTTAAGGTCAGCAAGAAGATTCTCTGCTATTTCTTTACCCTCTGGTCCGATTTCTTGTGCTCTTCTCCACTTCTCTTTATTCTTAAGCATCCAACTAGATGAAGCTTTATTAATACCGTATTCGGTCATTAAAAACTCTATCTTATCAAGAATAAGTTCCATAGCTTTATCATCACTTAGATGCTCTGGAAGTTCTCTTGCAGTCTGAGCTACATTAGTAATATCCTTACCTAATGTATCCATTACTCTAGCTGATTGTTTAACAACATTATGTCCAACAAACTTTTTAACTAAATCTTTTAATGCATGGAATTGAGCATCAGCATCAATTTCTACTTTAGCTAATGCTGGTAATAAAGTTCTTTGTCTTGTTTCAAATCCTTCAAATAACGCTCTAAATTCATCGTTATTTTGAAAGAGTTTCTTAACTTCACTTACAGAACCTGCATGGATAATGTTATTGTATATACCAAATGCAGCTTCACTCATTTGATCTGAAGTATATTCTAATCCATTTTTTAATCCTTTCCAATCACCCATCCTTTCAACTTCACTGGCTAATCCAACGACTGCATTTCTAGAAGTTTTATCTGTAATGTTCCAGCCTTTAGTTAGCATGTTATCAGTAATGATAGTAACATTATCTCCATCAGTATGTCTATAATAGTTACTTGTACTGTCAATCATGTTTTCAGCTACATTTCCAGGAGTAACTGTGTTGATACCCTTTGGATTTTCTAATCCAAAATTAGGAGTGATATCTGCATCGTATCCATAATAACCATAAGGATCAGCATTTAACTTTTCTAAAGCTGCTTCTTCTATTTGTGCTTGTCTTGATGCTTCTCTTGCTTTTAAATGTTCTTCAAAAGCAGCACCACCACTAGCTTTAGATTTACCAGTTGTTTGTATTTCAGTTATTATACCTTTTTTAGAATTTCTAAGTTGAGTAATAACTTCTTCTATTTTCTTTAAATCTTTATTTACTAAGAATCTTTGTCGATTACTCAGACTCTTATCAACCTTACTTACTGCTAAAGATTCTAATAACTCAGCTTTTCTAATTTGTAGATTAGTTAACTGATCATCGACTTTAGAAATAGATTCAACTAGATTAGTATCAGCATGTTTAAGTATTTCATTTTGTTTAAATACTTTAGCAAGGGGAGATTTAGCTTGGAACCATTGCATTGCTGGTTTACCATACTGAAGACCAAAAGCTATACCATCAGTTATAAAAGCAAGTCCAGCATTTTCATTTCTATGAGCCTCTCTAAGCTCTTCAGGAGACATGTCTGGGCTTGTTTTATACTTTTCTGGAATAGATAATCTTCCTCCAAAACGTGACGCATCTGGTCCAAACCAATTAGGGAATGTTTCAGCTAATTGGGTAGCAGAGTTCATCTGACCTTCATTAACGTCAGAGTAATATCCTAATCCACCATCTAGTGTTGCATTTAAACCAATTCTTGAACCCCATTTAGCTACAAATGGTAATGATTTAGTTCTAGCATCTATCATACCATAGCCTCTTAAAGAAGGTGCTACGATTGACCAAACATTTCTAGCTCCTTTTATTCTAGAACCTTCAGATGCTGTAACATCATCATAGAAATTATCTATAGTATTACCAACCTCACCCATATGACCTACTAAATCCATAACGGTGTCAGGGAAAGTTCCTAAGACTAAACCCATGTTTAAATCAGCTTCACTGCCGAATATACCATTAGCGACTTGTCTGTAAACCCCTCTAACTTTTTTTATAACAGGTCGTAAAGATTCATCAGATTTAAGAAGTTCTTGTTCAAAATCTTCATCTTTCATAAATGCGTTAGCATTAAATGATTCTTTAGGTTCTTTAGATTTTGGTTCAACTGGTTCAACTGGTGATATTTGTTGTTCAGTTGTTAAATTTTCTTCTTCGTTCATTCAGCACCTCCTGGCTCAAGTAAGAATAAATAATGTGGTTCATCAGGATTGTTTCCAGGTAAACGTATAGTTACTTTAGTGTTACCACCTTCTACTATACGACGGTTTATCTCTCTAGCTCCTCCTCTCCAGCCTCCTGTTGGTCTGGTGTACTTCGTAAGAATAGCTTGACCAGCTGGAAAATGGTTTAATGTTTCTCTAGTTAAGAATTTTTCAACAGGTGTTTTGTTACCGAAATCGTAAGCACTGAGGTTCCAACGTGTTGTTTGACTCATTGCTGCTGGATTTCTAGGGTTTGTAGCAGCTGCTCTGACTTTAACGAAATCTTGTATATTATTAATGTCTTTAGCAAAGTTAGTAAGTTTATAGTTACCAAACTTTTTGACATCTAATACAGCTTTTTCTGTTAAACTTGGTTCAAATAGATTTGTTTCTGGAAGTCCTAACAATTTAATTTGTTGATTAGCTAACTCACTTAAAGGGATATTAGCATGTTTAGCTATAGCTATAAAAGCTTCACTAGGTTTCCAAGCATATCCATCATTAGCTTCTTCAATAGCTTTTCTTAATTCGTTACGAGTAATGACTTGATTATTTTTAAGCCACTCTTTACCGTTGTTAGTTATGTTAGCTTTTGTAGATTCTGTTGGATAAGGTATTCCATAATCGGGATCAGATGTATCAAAATAAGTAAATCTATTAGTACCTTTAACGTCTCTAGCATCTGGATTACTTTTAAGTTCGTTCCTCGCTGTTTCACGTCTCCACTTACCTTCACCCTTTGTAACTAAATCACTTACAGTCTTAACAGCCTCTCGATATGCCTCACCATAACCCATACCTTTATCAGTTACATTAAATCTATATTCAGCAATAATATCATTTCGATAAGTTTGCCAAGCTAGATTATTTGTAGCTGAGTAGTTATTAGTTATTTTAATTTCTTCTCCTAATGTGTCCTTAATTATAAACTGTATAGCGTTAGTTTTAAGATCACCACTAGTAATACCAACTTTCTTTAAAAGAGCGTCATTTTGGACGTAAGCATTTTTAAATTCTTTGTCTTGCTGAAGTACTGTAGGTAATGAATTATAATCATCTTCATAGAAATCACCTTCTATTACTTGAACTCGTGCATGGGATCTTCTATCCTCTATTGCAGTATTTGCATCATTACCAACTGTTATTTCTTTTAACTTAGATATAGTGTCTTTAGTCCCACCTTCTACTTCGATTTCTCTAAAAATTTTTGCTAAAGCTTTTGGATCACCTTTTGATTCTGTTAGTATTGCTTTCTTACCTGCTTGAAATAAATCATTTTGATGGATTTTTTCTAAATCTTCATCTCTTTGACGATCCTTATCTTTGTTAGTTACCCATTGATTCCAAAGATCAGCTACACCAGCTTCACCATATAACTGTCTTATACTTATAGATGGGTTAGTAATGTTACCGTCAGCATCTGTATTAGGTAAGGTTTTAAGTTCAAGGAACGCATCAAACTCGGCTCTGTTTTTAATATGCCTTGGGTTTGCTGCAATTACACCTAATTGCTCTTTCATACCAAGATTACCATAAGCCTTACCCTTTTCATCGTAAGAGTTCTTTACTGCATATGAGACCAAATCTAACCATGTCTGGCTATCATCACCACCTTTACCGTAAAGCTCCCAGTTTTGTAATGCTTCATTGATATTATCTTGACCTAATCTATAATTTTCAGCTATTCTAACTTCTGTAAGTTTATCATCATTAGCATTAGCAGCTACTTTAAAATAATCTACTAAAAGTTTTCCATGTTTATGTACTCCTAATTCTTGAGCATATTTAAAAGGAGCCTGTGCTGCAATCTTTTGAACATCTGCATAAGAAGTTGCTCCAGCTTTAGCTATAGCACTTTCTAAATAATCATCATAATTATTAATATTTAATGCGATAATAGCTTTAGCTTTTCCTACACTTTTAACAGGTGGGGTTAGTGTAGCTAATGTTGTAACAGTTGTTGCATTTTCACCTACTGCTTGTGCTTGACTAGCTATTGTAGCATTGCTGGTGAGCATCTTTTTCCAGACTGCTTCACCTAACATTGATTCTGTTTTTAATAAATCAGGATTTTGAAAAGCTGTATTAAAATCCTCAATTTCAATCTGCTTTTTTCTATGATCAGCGTAAGCGTTTAAAGTTTCAACAGCTGTTTCACTGAAATTTTTCCAAACCTCTGCTTCTTTTTCAATATTCTTTATATCAATTTCAGAGTTCTGTCTAGTACGTTGTGCATTCTTTTGAATAGCACTTAACCTCTGTTGATATGCTTTGTCTTCTAAGCGTTGGTTTGATTCTCTGTTAGCATCTTCTAAATTAAATTTTCTTCTTAATCCTTGGATTAAATCATCATCACGTTTTACTGTTTGGTCCCTTACAGTTTTCATGTCACGTATGACCTTTTCGTCAGCAACCAATTGTTGATTCAATGCTTCCTGACCAGCTTTAATAGGACGAAACCCACGAGATGAGCCGTAGCTTTTGTATGCCATTTTTATTTTTTTTTTTTTAGTTGTTAAACCAGTTTTTTTCCATACCTGTTGTAGCTATTGAACTAACCGCTGAACTAGCAACACTTAACCAAGATCCTCCAACAGCTTTAGCTCCTTTAATAGGTGCTACTCCAAAGTCGTAATCTTCTAGTGCTCTAGGTGGTTGGAACTCGGCTATAGGTGTAGCTAATGGTTGAATTGGATCTGGGACAATTCCAGGTTTTATCATTTTATTAGCAAAGGCTGCTAAATCTGCTCCATACTTATCTCTAGATATAGACTTTAAAGCCATATAAGTACTTCGATTAGCACTGAATAAAGACTCAGATAACTGAGCTTCGTTCCTACCTTTAGCTGCTAAAAGTGCTTGTGCTTGTTTAGAAGCAGAACCACCAGATTGAGAAGTAGCAGCTAATTCACCATGTGCTTCTATAGATTTTATAATTGAATCTGTATTGCTAAATGCTATTTCTTGATTGATCTCTTGTTGTTTAATTAATGCTTCTTCTGCTGCATCCTCTGCAGCCATTTTGTTAAAGTTTAATTGTTGTCCATATAGATGTTCAGATTTAGCAAATGCTTTTTTATTAGCTTCATTTTGTGATTTAACAATTTTAAGGTCGTAGTTATAACGCCTTAAATTCATTGCATCAGTATAATCCGCTATCTTTTGTTCATTTTCTTTTCTTAATTCATAGGTATCGTAAGCAAACTCCCAATCAGCAGCAAGCTTTTCTTTACCCATTTCCCACATTTCAGTATCGTACTCGAACTGACGTTGGGTATATTCGTTTTGAGTTTTAGCTGCTTTATCAGCAGATTTTTTACCAGTAATAGCTCCAAAAATTGAAGCACCAACACTGATTGCACCCCAAGGTACTGCCATATTTAAGTCCTCTTATAAAATCTCGGTGAGTAGTTTCCTTCCCACATCATCGAGTTGAGAGAGACGGGAAATGGTGAGTCGTTAAAAACTCTTAAAGTAAAGTTCTTACTTCTTTGGTGTATTGGTACTGTTAGTACTCTAGATGCATCTAATGGTACGTCATCAGCTAAATATGTATTAGCTTCTGTTGTTGGATTTAAGTTATACCATTCATCCAAATAGACAACAATCTTAGCGTTGTTAGCTGGTGCAGATGAGAATTGAATCTTTGTATCATTAACAAATGTAAATGAAGTGGTTACATTATTAACCTTTACCTTTACTTCATTTCTATCTACATAATCAAGATCTGATGATATCCATTCAAACTGAGTAGTTGAGCCATCACCTGTAAACTCTTTCTTACTAGCAAACCTACCAACTGCATTCAATTTAAAACCAACTACACCTGATAAACCTACATCAAACTTACATCTAGCTACTGTTAAGTTAGCTGTGAAATCAGTACGTTTTCCGTCTCCAGAGAGGTCGTAATGAATTTTAGGTAATTCAACATCAAAGTCATAAGCATAGCCCACGTAGACGTTACTAGCGTTGCCAGAGAGATCTTCTCCAGGTACTTTGAAATATGTACCAGAACCATCAGTAACAGCTTCTGGGGTAATAGTAAATCCTGAGTTATTAAATGTACCTGCTGCTGTTGTACCAGCAACAATCATTACATTCTTTTGATCAGTTAGATTAGCAAAAGGTAAATAACATTTTGAAAAATCATTAGCTGAGTCATATACAACAGAACTTGCCTGTGCATATAAGTCTATGCAAGGGTTAATTTTTTGACCATCAGCATTAGTTATGATGGATACCTCTGGACTCTGAGTTAAGTTTGATGTAGATAAAGTATATTGATTACCTTGTTTAGTAACACAATACATATCATCTTGGTCTACAGCTATGGTTTGAATAGTTCCAGGTAATTTCCATTTAAACCAAGACTCCATTAATAACTCATCACCATTCTTATAAGTTCTGTAGAAATAAATTTCATTACTACTCTGTGAAGACATAGCAATAAATTCATTTTGAATACTAGCAATTAAAGTATCTACATCAATTGTTATCCACTCATTAACTACTCTACTTATATCAAGGATATCAGGGCTTTCTCCTAATCCTTTTGGTTGCATTCCAAAAACTCTTACATAGTTAGGAGTTTTACTAATAAAATTAAAATGAGTACCAATATCAATTGGATCAACTGTATCACTCATCTCCATATTGGAGATAGTTCTTATTTTTGTTGATGAAGGTGTTAGAGGACCATCATCTGAATAAATAATAAATTGTTGATTCTTACTAAATAAGACTAAACCTTGTCTAGCAGGTTTAACAGAATGAAGTTTAGTAGGTCGTACTGATGCACAGTTAACATCAATAGGATCACCAAGTGTATGTGTTCTAGCTGATGTTGCATAGAACTCATAAGGTTCTTTAGCTCTACTTAGGATAACATTATCTTCTGATAAAAATCCAAGTCTGTCATCATGGAAGAAAGCTTTTTTTAGTGTTTTACCAACAAAACTAGGATGAGCGTTTGTTAAATCGTCACCTACTAATCTATCTCCCCATGTGATAGGGCCAAAAGTAAAAGTATTAGTTCCAGTATTCTTAAGCTGATGAGGCATAGTAGCTTGTGTTAAACCTGGAGATATATTATTACCTACTGTTTCTACCCAATAACCTGATCCAGCTGTACCATTATCTGCTTTAAACTTAGCGTAATAGTTATCCTCATCATATAGACGTGAGTTAATAATAGTAACTACGTGGTTATGGAATGAGTTAGGAGGTAGCCATGATTCATTATCAGCCCAATCTTGGTAGACAACTAATCGATTATTATCAGCACCACCTTTAGCTTCTAAAGTAAATGGTGTTCTAGTAGAACTAATTACATAATCTAACTGTAGTTGGTTAGCATATTTGGTAACTGTTAAGCCTGATATATTCTCAGCATTAATCTTAGTTTCTAATGCTGTTAAAATAGTTTCATATGAATCACTAGAACCTGATGTATGCGTAATAGTACGAGGACTACTGCTTATATGAGTATTACCTGTTGCATTACCTATTTTTATTTCAAAGGACTGTCCTTGTATTGAGCTTTCACCATCTGGCAAAGTACTAATTAGGATAGTCCCTCTACTCTGAGCTACAAACCCTGTAGTATCAGCTTGTGTTGTTACAGTGACTGCATCATTTGTGATGATGGTTGTATCTTGTACTGTTAATACATCAAAGTTAGTTCTGTTTGTTCCACTTAAATAAGCATGTGCTCCTAATGCAGAACTGGTAGCTGTATCTGTTATTGTACATGCTGCTCCAGTACTTGCATTCCAAATATAAATAGTGCCATTAGTACTATTTACTTTAGGTGTTATACATCCTATATATTTGGTACTTGTATCTCTATTAATATAAAACCAATTAGCATTATCTAATTGGGTTCCACTAAAATCAGTACCACTTGTATTTTTTAATTTAGATATAAACTTAAATCCAGGACGTTTTGTCATACCTAAAGTTACATCTGCAAGACCATTAACGCATTCTCTTACCTGACCTGGAAGTTTTTTACTATCTATTTGTTTTGATACTCCACTTAAATAGTTGGAGATCCTTTGTGTTACAGCTGCCATTATCTAGAAAGTGCATGATAAGGTTCATAACTGATGTAAGGTGTGGCTCCATCAGGTTTGCCGAAGAATGAATAATCACCTTGGGTTGTTTCATACTCAAGAGCCATAGCTCTGGTATATGCTTCTTTTTGTTGAAGCATTTGATATTGTGCTTGATCTCCTACAATTCGACTAGATGTAGTAGTAGCTGCTCTAGCTGTTATATAGTCTTGTATAGGACGTGGTAAATCTACCCAATCAAATAACCAAACTATATCACATTTAACAACTCCTTCAGTCCATTGATCTGTATGATGTTCTTTGTCATATAATTTTCCATTTCTTCTAATGACATTTTTATCAGAAGCATCGGATTTATGAAGATCTATTTGTAATATATTATTTGGTATTAGTATTTCATTATTACTATCGGGTGTCATTTCATAATGTGCTTCCTTATTAAAAGTCCAGCCTTCACTTTGTACCTCTCTAGATATTTCTAGAAGGGTTTGATATGCAATCGCAACGTCTGGGTTGGTTTCATCCAAAGTGGTGACTGGAGCCTGACCACAAGCCATTAGGATTTGATTTATTGCAGGTAATTCTTGAGCAGCATTAGTGGTAGGAAAAGCCATAGGTATAAATTTTTGTAAATAAAAAAAAGGGAGCCGAAGCCCCCTTGTATGTGCATTTTAGAATGCAGCTGGTTTTGTAGCTGTACCAGCGAAAAGCTCTACGCAAGCAGCGGGATTGACATAATCTGCCCCACATGCTAAGCGACCCAATATCACATCGCCCTGGTAAATCACACTAACATCTCCCTTCGTTACTTGAACTTGAGGACCGATAGCTTCGACAATACCAGCAGATTCACGTTGACCGATAATACCACAAGAGTTAGCGAATTCTGTTTCTTCACCGTACTCGTTGTTAATACCAGTTACGTCAGCTGCTGCATCTTCTACAGCTGCACTAACGAATGAACCTGTGTTACCTGGATCGGTAATACCTGGGTTTGTCGCAGAAGCTGTACCAAACTTCGTACCATACTGGCTGAAGAATGGTATGTTCATTGATTTGTAGATCTTGATACCAGCGATCTCCACAATTCCATTACCCTTCTGACGGGATGTACCTTGT